GCGGAGGAGCGCATTCCAGGCAGCCCCTCCGGTTAGACCTGTGGCGGCGTTGACGCGCTCCTGCAATTGCCCGCTGGCAAATCGGCACCCTCGGCTCCCAAGCCAAAACCATCGCCGACCTCTTCGGCGCCGGTGCCCACATCTGGAAGCCCGGCATCGGGGCCCTGTCCGGCATTACCTGCGGGAATTTCTCCGACACAGGCGGTACGACACCAGCGGTTGCCGACGGCGCAGTCGCCCGCTGCAACGACGCAACCACGTCTGGTGCTAACAACCTGACCCAGGCCACTGTCGCCCAGCAACCATTGGTCCGCAGCTCCGGTGGTCTAGGCTGGTGGGAATGCAACTCCGCTACCAACCAAGGTTTTGCCTGTGCCAGCAACCCGATCAGCATGGCATCGGACCATGCGGTGATTGTCTGCGCCAGCACGACCCTTGCAACTGGCAACCGCACCTTTTTTGGCAATGCCGGCGCCGGTACGCAGCGCGTTGCGACAATCCTGGTCGGGGCGACGATGTCGGCGACCTGGCGGGATGACGCGACCACCACCGTGCAACTTGTCGGGGGTATACAGCGTCTCAACTCCCCGATGGTGCTGGCGGCCCGCCAGGTCGGACAAAACCGTGAATTCCGGCAAGACGGGGTTTCCCTGCTCGGCAGTTTCACTGCCCTCGGCACGACTACCCTGACAGGGACTGCAGTCGGCATCCTCCCCAACAACACGTCTGGCTTGCCGGGCAACATCTACGCAGTCATCGCTATCAGCGGCACTGTCACCGACGACCAGATGGCGCTGCTGGAAGCCTACGCAGCCAACTCCGCTGGCATCTCCCTGGCGATCTGACATGGAGTTCGCTACCGCCCCGACTGTTATCTGGCAGCCCCAGCCGGGGCCGCAGACCGCTCTCCTCGAATGCCCGGTGTTTGAGGTCTTCTACGGCGGCGCTCGGGGTGGCGGCAAGACCGAATCCTCCATCGGAGATTGGCTGCAGCACAGCTCCCTGTACGGTGAAAACGCCGTCGGCATTTTCTTCCGCCGCAAGCTCGTCCAGCTCGCCGAAGTCATTGCACGCACCAAACAGCTCTTCACCAAGCTCGGCGGGAAGTACAATGAGCAGGCAAAAACCTGGACCATGGCAAACGGCGCTCGCCTGAAATTTGCCTACCTCGAACGGGACAGCGATGCGGAAGAGTATCAAGGCCACAGCTACACGCGTGTTTACGTCGAGGAACTCCCGAACTTTCCTTCGCCTGGCCCTATTGATAAGCTCCGCGCCACTCTACGTAGCGGCGCTGGCGTACCTTGCGGTATGCGTCTCACTGGCAATCCTGGTGGTGCTGGCCACAACTGGGTCAAACGACGATACATCGACCCCGACCCCAGGGGATTCCTGATCATCACAGAAGGTACGGAGATTGAGCTGGATGGGGTGAAGCGCACTGTCACTCTCGACCGCGTCTTCATCCCGAGCAAGATCGGGGACAACGTCCTGCTGATGCGGAACGACCCAACTTACATCTTGCGCCTGCGCCAGTCCGGTTCCGAGGCTCTGGTCCGGGCCTGGCTGGAAGGTGACTGGTCCATCATCGATGGCGCCTTTTTCGACGAATGGGATGTCGCTCGCCATGTTCTTCCTGCCGATTATCTCAAACACATCAAGCGGGACTCCCTACACTTCCGCGCTTTTGACTGGGGTTCCTACCGCCCCTTCTCCTGCGGCTGGTATGCGATCAGCGATGGCACTTGGCCAGCCTGTGGCGACATCCGACCCCCACGCGGTGCTATGGTTAAGTATGAGGAGTGGTACGGCGCCAGCGGGCCTAATAAGGGCCTCAAGATGACTGCCGACATGGTCGCTGTCGGTATCAAGGAGCGTGAGTCAACCTCTGGTCGTCGTATTCAGTACGGTGTCGCTGACCCTGCCATTTTCATCCGCGATGGTGGACCTTCCATTGGCGAAACCATGGCAGTGAAAGGTGTTAACTGGCGGCGCGCCGATAACAAGCGTCACGCTGGTGCCGAGCAGATGCGGCAGCGCCTTGTCGGCTGGGATGGCCAGCCCATGCTTTACTTCCTCGACACTTGTGAGGACAGCATCCGCACCATCCCGACCTTGCAACACGACGAGAACGACCCGGAAGACGTCGATACGGAAGGCGAAGATCACAGCTACGACGAGACGCGCTATGCCTGCATGTCTCGTCCCTGGATCCCCCGCCCGCCGGAAGCAACAGGTTCGGGCTTGCCAAAGCTTCCCGGCCAGTATACCTTCAACGACCTCGTCGAAAAGCTCCGCGAACGCCGCCTTGCCGGTCTTGAATCCTGAAAGCTCCCATGCCGAACATTGACCTCACCCCCAGCACGGAAGTCGAGCGCAATGCCAAGAGCATGGCGGAGAAAGCTGCGGCCTGGCACAAGGAACTTGCCAACGCGTACAAGCGGGAAAAGACCTGGCGGAAGGAAGCACTGACCTACACCCAGCTCTACGAAGCTGGCAAGCGGCAGGAAAACCAGTACAACATCTTGTACGCCAACACGGAAGTGCTCGGCCCCGCTGTTTACAACAGCACTCCCCGCCCTGTCGTCGAGCGCCGCTTCAAGGATGAAGACCCGCTAGGGAAGATGGCGAGTCAGGCGGCCCAGCGCATGCTGGAATACATGGTGGACAATGGGCAACCGCAAGAATCCACCTTCGATGAACTGCTGAAATCGGCCGTGCTGGAAGGTCTGGTCCCAGGCCGCGGCGTCACCCGCTTCCGCTACGACGCGGAGATTGAGACGAAAGAGGCGGAAGCCGCGGAACTCCCAGAAGCCGAGCCCGCGTCGGAAGCCGGCGAACCCGCTGCACAGTCCCGCGTTCGCAGCGAATACGTCTGCGGCGAGGAGGTTCCCTGGAACCGCTTCCGTCACGGCTACGCGAAAAAGTGGAAGGATGTGCCCTGGGTGGCCTTCGAACACGACTTCGACAAGGAAGAGCTGGTCGAGGCCTTCGGCGCTGCCATCGCCAGTCAGATCCCTCTGACCGAATCCGACGCTGATTCCGATGACAACGGCGACGATTCCGACGCTGACGGCTCGACCCAAGAACGCTCCAACGTCAGCCTGGCGAAGGTGTTCGAAATCTGGGACAAGTCTAGCAAGTCCGTTATCTTCGTCACACCGAACAACGTCCGTCTGGTCTTGAAGGAAGTCCCCGACCCCTTCCAACTCGCCGGTTTCTTCCCCTGCCCGCGTCCGCTGACCTTCGTCCAGAAGATCTCCTCGCTGGTGCCAGTCCCTCCCTTCGCTCTTTATGAGGAGCAGGCTAAGGAACTCAACCGCGTCACCACCCGCATCAACAAGCTCCTGGCCATGCTCAAGGTCCGGGGTATGTATGACAGCCAGGTGCAGGGCATCGACAAGGTCTTGTCCGGCGAAGACGGTGTCTTGATCCCTGCGGAAAACGTGGCAGCGCTGCTGGGCCAGGGCAATTCCCTGGAAAAAGCTCTCTGGCTCATGCCGATCGACAAGATCATCGCAGTTCTCCAGCAGCTCTACCAAGTCCGCCCGCAGATCAAAGCAGTGATCTTTGAAATCAGCGGCATTGCCGACATCATGCGGGGCAGTTCAACTGCCTCCGAAACCCTAGGCGCGCAGAAGATCAAGGAATCCTGGGGCACCCTGCGTCTCAAGCGTGCACAGAAGGAAGTGGCTCGCTATGCCCGCGACTGCCTGCGCCTGATGACCGAGCTGGGGGTGAGCAAGCTGGCCCCGCAGACTCTGCAAGGCATGACGGGGCTGCCCTACCCGACGCAAGGGCAAAAGCAGCAGATGGTGGCGCAACTGCAAAATGCCCAAGCTATGGGCCAGCAGATCCCGCCGGACGCCGTGGTGCAATTGCAGACTCCGACCTGGGAGGACCTGCTTGCCCTGTTGAGGGACGATGTCCAGCGCAGCTTTCGTATCGATATCGAAACCAATTCGACTGTCGACGCCGAGGCGACCGAAGACAAGCAAAACATCGCGGAACTGCTCAACGCAATCAGCCAGTTTCTCTCCGGCGTCGCCCCGCTGATCGAATCCGGCAGCATGCCCTTCGAGGTTGCCAAGACCATGCTGCTCGCCATCACTCGGCGTTTCCGCTTCGGCCCGGAGTTTGAAGACAGCTTGAAAAAGATGCAGCAACCGCCACAGAAGCCCGATCCGGCTGCCGCCAAGGCTCAAGCCGACATGCAGAACAACCAGCAGCTCCACCAGCTCGACATGCAGAAGGCGCAGATGGACCTGCAGGCTCGGCAGCAGGAAATGGCTGGCAAGCAGCGCGAGGCTGAGCTGAAAGCCCAGCTGGAAATGCAGAAGATGCAGATGGAACTGCAAATGGCGGAGCGGGAGCACCAGCTCAAAATGGAAGAGATGGGCCGAAAATCCGCTGTCGCCGCTCAGGCGCATAGCATGAAACTGCAGCAGATGGCGGCACAAGCCGCGATGCCGAAACCCGCCGGGAGTAAGGCGGGGTAATCCCGGGGGAACTACCATGCCACTCTACGACTTCAAGTGCGCTACCTGCGCCAAGATCAAGCCGATATTCAAGCGTATTGCCGACCGCGATGCGCTGACCACTTGCCCGACCTGCCTATCCGCTATGCAGCGTCTCGTCGCCGCCCCGCGGGTGCAGGTGGACTACGCCGGCTATCAGTGCCCGATCACGGACAAGTGGATTGAAGGTCGGCGAGCGCACGAGGAAAACCTCAAGCGGCACGGCTGCCGGGTGTACGAGCCTGGCGAAACCGAGCAGGCCAAGCGGGCTGCCGCCAAGACCGAA